CTATATGAATTTTGAAACTCTTCGTAATAAATTTGACAAATTGAGAGAAGACTGGACGGAAGATTCAGCAGTTGACTTTCAATTTAAGAACAAACAGTATACCACAGATCTGGGACAACTCGCTTTAAACATCCCTTTCCAACACAATAAATACTTAAACCATTACACTGACATTCAGCAGATCAAGACCTCGCTGGAATTTGAGACCCGCAAACTGGTAAAAAATAAGCGTGAGTATTACTCAGGCGAAGCAGATGCTAAGACCTATGCTGCTAAACCATTCGGATCAAGCATTAAGACTTCAGAGAAAATGAGAACTTATCTGGAAGCAGATGAGGACATCATCAACCTTGAGGCAAAAATTAAATATCTAGACCAGATGCTTTACTGGATAGATCAAGTCATGCGTCAAATTTCCAATAGAGGTTTCCAGGTCAAGAGTGCAATTGAGTGGGAAAAATTCGTCAATGGACAATAATGAAATTTGGTAATCCTCTCGTTAAATTTAAATTAAATGATCACGATCTTTTAATAATTAAAAATGCAATTGCAGAAAATAATCTTGAAAAAGGTAAGGCAAGTAATCAAGATTTAAGAAGTTGTAAAATTAAATGGATTGAAAATTCTAATCTAAGATCTTTATTATTAAGTCTTTGCCATCAAGCAAATGTAAATGCAGAATGGAACCTTCAAATTTTAGGAGGTGAGGGGCTACAGTATACTGTTTATAATGAAGGAGATCATTATGATTGGCATGTTGATGCTCAAGGACTTTTAAGATCTCAGATGACGGGTGTATGTCCAGACACTCCTGTTAGAAAAATAAGTCTCACAATATTTTTAAATGATCCTGAAGAATATGAAGGTGGTGAATTAGAACTAGAACTCTTTGGACCTTTAGCAAAAGAAAGAAGTGTAAAATTTAAAGAACCTAAAGGGACAGTTATATTTTTTCCATCAGATACTTGGCATAAAGTTAATTTAATAACATCTGGAACTAGAAAATCTTTAGTTACTTGGTTTGGTGGCGGACCCTATGTCTAATTTAATTATTAAAAAGAAAAACGAAGTATATATTACTATTCATTCTGAAGAACCACATATACATCAGGAGCTCTCAGATTACTTTTCTTTTGAAGTTCCTGAAGCAAAGTTCCTGAAAAAGAACCCCAGATACAAATACTGGGATGGAACCATTCGTCTGTACTCTCCTGGTACAGGCGACCTTTATGGTGGTCTGATGAAGCACCTGCAGGTCTGGGCAGATGAACGACAATATAAAGTTGAGTATGAAACTAATGACTGGTATGGAGAAGTCAGAGAAACTAATGACTTTGTTTCATACGCAGGCATTGAAACTTACATGAATAAAATTACACGATCTGAAATTAAACCTAGAGTGTATCAGTATCGTGCTGTATATGAAGCAATTAAAAATAATAGGAAGTTATTACTTTCTCCTACGGGGTCTGGTAAATCTTTGATGATCTATTCCCTCGTCAGATACTATACTGCTACCAACAAGAAAACGCTCATCATCGTCCCTACTACGTCCTTGGTAGAACAGATGGTCAACGACTTTAATGACTATGGATGGAATGCTGACGATCATGTGCATAAGATATATTCAGGCAAGGATAAAAATACAGACAAACCAATTATTATTTCCACTTGGCAATCCATCTACAAGTTTCCAAAAAGATACTTTGATGATATTGACTGTGTTATCGGTGATGAGGCACACCTATTTAAGTCAAAGTCCCTCACAGGAATCATGACCAAGTTACATAATGCAAAGTATAGGTTTGGTTTTACCGGCACCCTGGACGGCACCAAGACACACAAGTGGGTGTTAGAAGGATTGTTTGGTGATTGCGAACAAGTCACTAAAACAGATGATCTAATTAAGTCAGGTTATCTTAGCAAGTTTAGAATAAAAATTTTACTTTGTAAACATGCTCCGCAACATTTTGAATCATATCATGATGAAATGGACTACATTGTAGAGCATCGTGGTAGAAATAATCTAATTAAAAATTTAGTAAAAGATATTGAAGGGAACACTCTTGTGCTATTCAACTATATTGAGAAGCACGGTGAACCACTTTTGGAATTGATAAATAGTAACATAGACCCCGAACGAAAATTATTTTTTGTTCACGGTGGCACTGATGTTGAAGACAGAGAATCAGTTCGTCAGATTACAGAGACTGAAAACAACGCCGTAATCCTTGCTTCATACGGTACATTCTCTACAGGTATTAATATTAAAAGATTACACAATATTATTTTTGCATCCCCTAGTAAGTCACGCATCCGTAATCTCCAATCAATTGGACGTGTGTTAAGGAAAGGCGAAGGCAAAGACATCGCAACCTTATACGATATCGCTGATGACATTGGCGGTCAGAACTATACCCTTAGACATTTGAATGAGAGAGTCAACATTTATAATGATGAAAACTTTAAGTATGAGGTTATAAAAGTAAACCTTAGATCAAGTTAAATATGGAAGAAGAATTTTTAGCAACTATGAAGTTAATTACAGGTGAAGAAATAATTTCAAAAGTTTCTTATATGCCTGATGATGATAGTCTTGTATTAGAAAATCCTATGGAGGTAACCTTTGTTGATCAACAAAGAAATCATTTAAAAATTAATGGATTCTCTTTAACAGAATGGATTCATTCAACTTTTGATCATATGTTTGTTTTACCTAAACAACATATTATAACCATGACACAAGTTGAAGATAAACGTATTGAAAAATTTTACTCTGATACAGTAGCAAGACATATTAATCAAGTTAGTTCATTTAAAGATTCATATGAACCTCATAAGTTTTCTCGTACAATGGGAAACCTAGGTTCTATTAAAGAAACTAAAAAATCTTTAGAAGATCTATTTAATAAAAGCTAAGAGCTACAACCCTTCTGAACTCTGACATAGTTATCCTACTCAGGTTCTCGGGATTTGTCAAGCCTTGACAATATTCATAAGATGAACTAAACTAAGAGTATCCGAAAAGGAAAAGTTCTCATGAAAAAAAAGACAGAGTATTACGTCAATAATAAAGAATTTCTAGAGGCGGTCTCTGTCTACCGGAACAAAGTGATCGCAGCAAAAGAAAACGATCAACCACGTCCTCGTGTTCCAAATTATATTGGTGAGTGTTTCCTTAAGATCGCTACACATCTATCATACAAACCAAACTTTGTCAACTACATGTTTCGTGAGGATATGATCTGTGATGGCATTGAGAACTGCCTGCAGTACATTGACAACTTTAATCCAGAGAAATCTTCTAACCCGTTTGCTTATTTTACGCAAATTATTTACTATGCATTTTTAAGAAGAATTCAAAAAGAAAAGAAACAATTAGAAATTAAAAATAAAATTCTTGAACGTTCAGGATACGATGAAGTAATGCATACAGACACATACGATGGTAGTATGGCAGGCATGAACGCTTCTTATTCTGACATGGGTAGTATTAAAGAAAATATTGAAATTAAAATGAATCGCTGATGCCAAATCCAAATCAACTGTATGAAGACATGTATAAATTGAATGCTCTATATGAAGAGCTGTGTTGGGGTCCAGATGACGAACTGGTCTTTACTCACCGTCACGGCAGAGTTGTGATCTATAATAATACCTTAAGGAAGCAAGCAACCGATGAGCAATTCCAATGAGCATGAGTGGTATGAAACACCCTATGGAAAATTCCGCATTGAGAAGAGACGGTTTGGAACGTGGACTAGCTTTGGTGAGGATGGCGAGGGAATCGTCACAGGCGGTACGAGGGAATCTGTCATGGAAGGAACGCCATTCCACTTGGAAGGTGTCGCTACTAACTGGGCTAACTGCAAATACTCAGCACGATACGATGGGACAGTGAGCGGTAAGTTATGAAAGTTGCACTCATTACAGACCAACATCTTGATGGACGCAAAGGTTCTTTAGCGTTCTGGAATTACTTTCAAAGATTCTATGACGAGATCTTTTTTCCTACTCTTGAGAAAGAAGGTGTCAATACCATTATTGATTTGGGTGACACTTTTGATAACCGAAAGTCTATGGATTTTAATACTTTTAACCGTGTTAATGAAAATTACTTCAAGCGATTAAAAAATTATAAAGTTCATATGATCTTGGGAAATCATTGTACGTATTACAAAAATACAAATCAGATTAATTCCCCTGAACTTTTATTAGAACAGTATAATAATATTAAAATTTATGTAGATCCAAAAGAAATTAAACTAGGCAGCAAAACATTTTTAATGTTGCCGTGGATTAATGCTGGGAATAAAGAAGTAAGTTTAAAAATGATCAGCGAAAGTAATGCTGATAATGTATGTGGTCACCTTGAGTGTGATGGATTTGAAGTTACTCCTGGTATGAAGTTTGACGGTGGATTTAAAGTCTCGGATTTTAAAAACTTTAAACGTGTTTGGTCTGGACACTTTCATCACAAATCAAAACATGGCAACGTTCAATACCTAGGCAACCCTTATCAGATGTTCTGGAATGATTATAAGGACACTCGCGGATTCCATATCTACGATACTGAAAGTGATAAACTTAA